GTGAGTATATCTGAACTCGAGAGTATCTCTTATACCTATCAAACTTAAGATATAAAGATATAACATCGTGCATATCTTTAAGTTTTTCCTTATTAAATATGAATTTCATGCAAGTTGGCTAGTCTTGTTGGTGAGCCATATATAGCGAATTTACTACTTTTTAGACGTATCGTCAATCGGTTTTTGTTTAGCAAACATTGTGCTTAAACTACCATGAAATGCATGCGATCCGAAATGTGTGAGCGGCGTTTGTGTATCCGCGTATATTTTACCACCAATATTAGTCCATAATCTGCAGAAAGCAATGTCTTCACCAAGGTATCCGTTTTCAGGATCTTGTGCTGTTTCAAAGAAGGTATACCAACCTTTTTCCATAGTCTCTACTTTATTACCTACTAATTGTTTATTAACTGTTTTTCGTTCTGGATATTTCTCTGCAAGTTTAGTGAACACTTCTCTTTTAATCATCATGAATCCGGTAGGTCCTGCAACTATTTCTGCAAAGCCATCTTTATCTATTCTTACATTATTCTTATCCGGGAAATGAACTATGAATTGTAATTGATTATCTTTACCATAACCTTTAACTGGATATGGTGTTAAACATAAAGGTACATCTTTTTCTATTAATCTAAAGATTGCTTCTGGTTCAAATCCAATGTCCGCGTCTATAAATAAAAAATGCGTGCAGTCTGAATTAAGAAAATAAGCTACACAATTATTTCTAGCTTGGGTAACTAAAGCCATTCCTGATTGCATGTGTACTGCTGATGCTACTGCTAATCTTGGATGAGATGTTGATACAAACTTTAATAAACTGTTTGCATAATTGGTTGTTACTTGATGACCAAATGCTGGTGTTGCTATAAATAGCTTACCGTGTTTTTTCTGTTCTGACATAATTTAAAAAGTTTTTCCATTCTTGTATTCTGGTTTCCCAAGAATAATTTTTGTTGTAGTATTTAATCTGCATTTCTAAATCATCTTTATATAAATTATTTTTATAATTGTCAATTACCGAGTTTAGTGTTTCTGCATATCGTTCAATTAAATTCTGGCCACTAGAATCAAATTCAATCATTGTTGCAAACTCACCACAGGTTTCAGGTAAAGCACCATAGTTAGTTGTAACAACATGACATCCTGCTGACATCGCTTCTATAACAGCAAGACAAGATGTTTCTTCAAAGATAGAGGGATAAGCATAAATGTGAGCTTTTTGTACTGCAGCTCTTACTGAATCATTATCTGCATAACCAAGATAATTAACATTAGGTGTATTTTTACATTTATCAAATAATGCTTCAAATTTATCTTTTTCATTTTCATCAAATTTTGATCCATATATTTTAGTAGATGAATAAACATCAACCTCAAAATCTTCTCTTGTTTTGTTTAATATCTCAATGGATTTAATTAATACTGCAAGTCCACGCCAAGGAGTTGAGGTATATAATAATTTTATTTTATTATCTTTTTGTTTTTCAACTATATCAAATGCATGAGTTGCATTCTTAATTACAAAGGATTTGTATTCTGGAATTTTATAAATTTCTCTAAATCTATTGTACTGCCAATGACTAACATAGATAAAATAATCAATAGAATCTACAAATTTACGATCTTGCATTAACCTAACATTGGGCTGATCATAACTTAAATGTTGCCAAAGAATGTTTATCTTATCTTCTTTAACAAGTGATGGATGACAAATAGAACCAATTAGATTAATTCCATCTAATGATTCTTCTGGTAGTTGAGCAATAAGTTGTTCTTTTAAGATCTCCGTTCCACCTTTAGGATTCATATATGTAGACTGCCTTTCTCTCACCTTTTTTAAATTCTTTAAAACCATTCCATATCAGATGTTCACCTATCTTGTCAATATCATGAGTGTCTATATCATCAAAGATATACACACATTGTTTAGGTTTTCTTTCTAAAAAGAAATTAACTTCTTTCATGACAGACTCTGTATCATGAGGTCCATCAAAATGAACAGTTTCATATTCTTTTAATAATATTTTATTTTCATTGTAGATAGGATAGCCATCTGCAAATCTTTTAAAAAATTCTGAATCTTCTAAATTTATTAAATTGAATTCTGGATATTCTTTAATTAAATCTAATAAAGCTTCCTGCTTCATTTTATTTGTATAATCTAATCTTCCACCTTTATCCTCATCTGAAGTTCTATAAAGAATATTACCATAAGGATCTATTCCTAAATGATTTAATTTTATATGAGGATGATATTTTCTATAAGCATCAATAATACTTTTACTACCCATGCCACGACGAACTCCTATTTCAACGCTAACTCCTATTGGATTTTTTAATAACTTTATAGCATCATCAAAAAATTCATATTCTTTGCTATCACCTTGAATCATGTTTTGCTAAATAAAGGGATAGTCGGAACTATGATTTTAACATCACGTTTAATATCTTCAGGTTTAGCATTTAGATCTGCTTTAACCTCTTCTTCGTTTTTATAGACATGTCCTGTCTTTATATTTCTAATTGTGATTTCTGAATCACAAATAATTTTTATTTCTTTCATTACGTCGTTAATGATCCTCGATTCACTTCTAGTATAGAAACAATTCCTGATACTACTGTATTACTACAAGCAATTAAAAGAGCATCACCTTCTTCTAAAATAATAGGACCTTTTGCAACATTTTCAGTAGAATTAGAACCTAAACTAATATGAGCTATTTCTGATGTAGTTGTTGTAGAAGAATCATAAATATAAACTTCTACTGTATGACTACCTGACTGATTAGTTAATTGAATGGTTTGAATGACCGCTCTTGCCGTAGCATTGCAAGTGTAGACAGTTGTATTAGCCGTTGTTGTTGGGCTATAGATTGCGTTTTTATATATGTTAGACATTATTCTTTATACTCTAATAAAATACCAAGCTTCTGCTTCATTAGCATCTTGAACATCTTGTGTAAAGGTATTATTTAATTGTAACACCATCTGCTCTAGTGTTCTAATAATCTGGTCCATTTGTTGTTGGCTATATACAGGTGTAGCGTTTGCAAGTCTTGGTTGATCTAGTTTAGCCATTATCTTAAACCATCCTGTTGACCATCTATACGAAGAGTTCCATATCTCCATTTAGTATTAATTTCATTACTTACAATTTTAACTGCAACCTGACGTCCTCGCGCGCGCATGTCGACTTTAGTTGTAGTTGAATCTACAACTGTACTTGATGCAACAGTTTGAGCTGAACCTGGATATTGTCTTACTAAAAATTGCATATTAAGATTACCTTGTTGATCTTTAAAATCCGGAATGTATCGTTTAATAAACATAGAATTATCTCCATCTACAATATCAACATCTCCTGAAGTAACATATGCGGTCATTGGATCTGTATCATCATTCACTCCTTTTTCTTGGTCATATAAAGTTGATACTCCTGCTGTTAAACCAATAACTGTTGGTTGTGCAAGTGCTGTAGAATTAGGCATATATTTTGTAGCTAATGGATGTGTAAATACATCTTTAGAAGCCCAAGTCGTTCTAGCTAAAGTTCCAATAGTCCAAACTTTTTCAAGATAGTTATAAGTAACTACTCTATTAATTGCAGTTGAAGTTCCTGATGCATAAAACCAATTTACTTCTGAAAAATCTAAATTAACCCCAGCATAAATAATGGAATGTTCATTTTCATTTATATCTTGAAATACATAATCTTGTACTGAACATGGAATTTCTTTTACAACCCCGTCAAATAAATAAAACGCACCATCTGACATCCAGTAAACAACGTTCTCCGCTTCTACAGCAGAATGCGCGGATAATGTTCCGCAGTTCGTACCAATTTGTTTAAATGAGAATGTAAATGGTGGGCCAACAAACTGCATAGAATGAGCTGATGTATTAGTTAATATTAATATATCTCCTCTTGTTGGAACTGCCGTTACAATTCTATTACCAGATGATAACCTTTGAAATCCTGCAGTATTCGTTGCATTAGGTATAAAATCAGTAATAGATTCTTGTGAACCGAAAAGCACGGCCATCGGATCATAAGTTGATGTTGTTCCCGGTGTTGTTTGTGTACCAAAGAATATCACATGCCTATCTCTTGGAGATATAACCATATAATTAGATTGTGTTGGAGCATTAGATAATAAAGTAGCTCTAGTATTTCTTGCAGGTAAAAATGCGGAAGTATCAAAGTAATAAGTTTTACCACCAACTATTGTTGCAATGATATCTTCACCAAAGTTATCTATTTGCCAAATTCTAGGATTAGCAGTAATAACTCCTGCATCTCTTGGTGTATTCCAAGTAGAAAATCCCCAAGATAATGCTCCCCATCCATTATCTATTACCGTAATATCAGATCCTATATTTATTTGAAATGCTGCACCAGCTGCTGTTCCAGATGTAGTGACTGCTCCTGGTGTTGCAATAGATGCAACATCAATTGTAAAATTATTTTGATCTGTAATTGTTTGAATTTCAAATTCTTGTTGCATATCTGCATTAGTAATATTTACAACACTAACTCCAGATACTGTTGAGAATGTAACAAAGTCTCCTTCTACTGCGCCATTAGATGTTGCAAGAACATTTACAATGGTTGTCCCAGATGTGAACGTAAATACTGCTGGAATGGTAGTTGATAAAGGTGTGATGTCATAAAAGTTGTTATCATAATAAGTATATAGTTTTCTATTTGTACCAATGATTGCTAATGAGTCACCTACTAAATCTGTATAGGTATGAATGTCTCGTGCAGCGCCAATTAAATTACTATCTATAGCTGGTTCCCATCCACCTATCTTTTCAGGAACACCATACCTAAAACGCACGTTATCACAATCGACCCATCCGCCTTCTGCGCCGTATTGTGTGTTTTGTTTATCTATTCCTGGTCTAAATTGTAATTTGTTTATTGGCATAAAACCTCTATAAAAGAGATTTTATATCACTTTTTAAACCAAGCTGGAAGTCCTAAATGAGGTCTACGATCGTATATATTTTCTTTAGATCCTTTAGTTTCTATATTATTGTAATGTAAAAATACTTGACCACAATCATCAAAGGTTAATTTTTCCCTCCAATGTTCTAATTCATTACCACGATACACTAACATATCACCTGGCTCTAACATTACTTTAACACCTTTAGATTTTGATGGTTTATAATTTCCAGTCTTCTCATCAACACCACCTTGTGATGCATCTGGTTCTAAATAAATTGGCCAACAACCACCACCTAAATGCATAGTTGTAGATATTTCACATGAGAATCTATCTTTATGACGATGTAATACATCTCCTTTTTTATAAATTCTAGCGTATGAATAATTTGTATTTAATTTTAATCCTGTTTCTTTTTCCATGATTGGAAGAAGTTTAACAAGTAAAGTTTCCATTACAATATCAGAATAATGTGAATAGGTTTCTGGAACTTGTTGATCATTCCATACACCAAAGTATTCTGTAAACTGACTTATGTACTTTGTATCAAACATTGTTCTTGCAACTTGTCTTTTCATCATGAAATAATCATAACAAAACTTTGCAAGTTCTTCTGATATTGCTCCTTTAATTATTGAATATTTATTTTTCTTAAAGCTCATACTTCTCCTTTAGTTTGTTTTCTTACAGTATCTGTAATCATTCTTCGCACAGCTTGTAGATTAAAATGTATAAATCTAAAAGGTTCTATACCATCATCTACCACATATTGATGTTCCATGTAAGCTGGAAAGAATATCATTGTACCTGGTTTCGGCTTATAATGAATTTGATGTGTTCCTAAAGTAATCTCTTGTTCATTCTTTAATGGTAATTGTGTCATAAGTTTAGCTGGTCTTGGATCATGAAATACCGGCATTGAAGTTTTATCTGAACACTTTAAAAAATAAAATCCTGATATGTGATTGTCATAGTGTATATGGCCTTCATGGTGGCCTCCTCCTTTTTCACCAAATTCTTGTACCCAAAATTCAGTCCAAAATAATTCATAGTTTTTTAAATCATATCCCATATGATCTAGACAATTCCAACTTGTTGCACCTATATAATCTTGTAATTCTTTTAAACCAGGATCTCCAACTAATGATGTAGAATGATGACTCATTCCATGATCTCCTATTTTTTTACCAAATTTCTTTTCTCGTTCTTTAATAATTTTTGCATTATTCTTCTTTGCGTCTTTTACATATTTGTCACAGATTTTATTTACGTCATCTACCCATTCTGGAATTTCAATAGAATAGACTGGTGAACTAAAATAGACGGATGCCTGTAATTGATCTGTTTTTGCCATCTTCTCTCTCCTTTAGTTAAGTTTATTTCTATATTTTTTTAAATATTTTTCAACTGCATTCTTATCAAAATCTTCATAATAACCAAGACCTGCATTACATCTATTACATAGTAAACCTCTTACTTGATTTGTCTTATGGCAATGATCTACATGTAATACAGTTTTTAATTTTTTCTGATGTTTATTACAAATAGCACATTTTCCTTTTTGTTCTTTAAACATTTTATTATAATCTTTTAAATCTATTTTATATTTCTTTTTTAAATTTGATTCTCTTTTTCTAGCTATTACTTGTTTTCTTTTATTATATTCTTCACGATATTTTGCATAATATTCAGGATATTTTTCTTGCCTTTTTTTACAATATTCTGTGTTTTCTTTTGTGTTGTAATTATCTTTTCTATATTGAATTAAATGTTCTTTGTTTTCTTTTCTCCATTTTTTCATATATTTTTTAAGTTCTTCTCTTTTTAAAAATCGCTGTTGTTGTCTTTTTTCAAAATTTAATATGTTATATTTTTTAAAATATTCTTTTTGTTTTATAGGATCTTTAAATGGCATATTATTTAAATGGATATCCAAGGTTCCAAATCACCAATGAATATCTTGTTCCTTTCGTTACTGGTTTAACTCTATGCCAAACATGAGATGGAAAAACAACTATACTTCCTCTTGGTTTAATTTCAGCACATTTTCTTATTGCTGGTTTATCAGGATCTGTATTTCTAAAATCAAATTCTAATTCTCCACCTTCATAATCTTCTGGCGAAGACAGACTACAAGTGACCGACAACTTCCTAATTTTTCCAAATGTATCTGGATTATCTTTATTTGCATAAGGCGCTTCCCAGCTGTCGCAATGCCAATCGTAAAATTGATTAAGTTTATATTTTGTAAATTGACATGCTTCAGAAAAATCCCACTGGAAATCCCAACCAGCTAATCTGTTTGCTTGATGTATGAATGGCTGAATCTCCTTAAATATCCATCGATCCGATAACCAGACGATGTTAGAATCTCTTTTCTTTTTTAAATCTTTTAAATCTTCATCAGATAAAGGTTTACCTTCATTGATTTTATTTGTTTGACCACCTGTTAGTGCTAATTGCTCTTGTTGGGCAGTTCCATATTTAATTAGCTCATCACAAAATCTAGGTGTGAGTGCACTCTGAAAGTAATAATAGTAGTTCTGTAAATTCATTTCTAATACCTATATAATTATTTTTATAGGATTTGTAAAGTGTAAATTAATAAGGGGAAATTGTTAAATTTCCAGAAACTGTAAATGTTGCAACAGTACAACCTCCAGCTGGTGCTGGTAATGTTGTTTTTGTATTAGTTCCTGGTGATACAGAAATAGTAGGTCCTGCTGGTCCTGGTGCTCTTACTATAACAATACCTGAACCGCCTGAACCTCCTGTTTTAGCAGCTGTTGTACCTCCTGAACTACCTCCACCACCTCCACCTGTGTTTACAGTTCCTGGAATAGCATTTGCAGGATTTCCAGCAAGTTTACCTGCTCCACCTCCACCTGTTCCTCCAGTACCTGCTGAACCTGAAGAAGATCCACCTCCTCCACCACCTGCATAACTAACTGGTGATCCTGAAATTGAATTTGCTGAACCAGCTCCACCATTTCCTCCGTTAGAGGATGTTCCATTTGAACCAGTAGCAGAAGCTCCACCTCCTCCACCAGAACCATAAGCTGGAGCAGTATTTAGACCACTTCCACCTGTATTTCCTTGAGGAGGACTTACTGGTGGTGTATTTCCTGTTCCTCCTGTACCATTACCACCACTAGCAGAACCACCTCCGCCACTACCACCACTACCACCATTTCTAGGAGCAGTTGGAATATTATTATTACCTCCAACTCCACCCCCTGCTGATGTAATTGTTGAAAATATAGAAGGACTTCCAGCGGTACCTCCAGCTGTGCAATCTCCTAATCCTCCAGCTCCTCCAGCCCCAACTGTAATTGGAGTTGATCCTTCTGCTAATGTAATTTTAGTTCCACCTGGAAATGAAGTTCTGTAACCTCCCGCACCTCCACCACCACCATTAGAATCTCCACCTCCACCACCGCCACCACCTGCTACTACTAAATAATCAAATGACACTGGTGCAGCAACAACTCTCGGCCACGTTCCGCTTTTCTGGCTTCTAAATTGTGCACTCAACGGCCACGATCCACTGGCCTTGTTTAATTCTTTTACGATAACGATTCCTGAACCGCCGGCTCCGCCTGCTGCTCCTTGTCCACCACCGCCACCTCCACCGCCAGTGTTAGCTGTTCCTGCTGTTCCTACTGCTCCTGTTCCACCACCTGCACCACCACCACCAGTTCCTCCTGGTCTTCCTGAAGAAGGAGGAGATTGAGGACCACCACCTGCTCCACCACCACCAGCTCTTGCTACACAGCTTCCTGTAATATTACTAGTTGATCCTGCTCCACCTGCTCCTGCAACAGTTGGTGTTGCATTTGCTCCTGCTGCGTTTGCTCCACCTCCGCCACCTGCAACATAAGGAGCTGCTGTTACTCCAGATCCTCCTGGATTACCTTCTGAAGGAGAATATGATCCAGCATTACCTGCTCCACCAGGATTAGTAGATGGGTTTCCCCAACTTCCTCCACCTCCAGATCCCCCTGGATTAGGAGTACCAAATTCATCAGATATACCACCTCCACCACCTGTTGAGGCATAAGTTGTTCCACAAGCTATAAAATTTGATAGACTTCCATTACCACCTTCTCCAGCTGGTCCTCCTGGAGCACTTCCTCCACCACCTATTGTAGTAGATATTGTTCCTGAAGCTGATAACGAAGAAAACTGTCTATAACCTCCTGCTCCACCTCCAGATGATCCTGCAACTCCAAAACCAACTGCTGGAGCTCCTGCTCCTCCACCAGCTACTACTAGTGCATCTATTAATCTAGTTCCAGGTTGTGTTGTAATATTTCCAGATGATGTTTTAGATGTAACGGTACACTTTCCAAACGATGTTGGATTAATTACTCCTATGATACCGCCATTCGGTGAACCCATTTGGTGCTCCTAAAATTTTTTAACTTAATTGCCTGTAGCAATCCAAGATGAAGTTTCAGGTGACCAAGTGAATGTATTATTTTGATCGTCTTTACCAATCCATCTTTTATTAGCTTCATCCCAAGAGATAAAATATCTTACATTATCTCCATAGGTTGTAACTGTTGGATATGCAACAGGTGCTTGCCAGTCGTCATTAGAATCGAGCGACCAAGATGCAAATGGTTGTGGTGCGATAAATTTATCTTTTGTGGAATCAAACGTATAACCGATTCCAGCATATTGTTTTCTGAAATTATTGTTATAAGAAGTTTGAACCCATCTATTTCCAGTTGTGAAAGGAACAATTTTTTTAACTGCTTCTTCTGCTCCAACGGATTGATCGCCACCGTTTGCATTAACGTCATTATTGTCGATTACTACAACTCTTAAGACTAAACCGTAGCTATTTACTTCTGCAAAATGTGCCATATTTTTACTCCTTATTTTATTATAATATAGATTTGTTCAAAATGAAAGTGCATAATTTTTTATGTTGTAAGCGTTCCAGATACAGTAAATGTAGCTACTTTGCAACCTCCTGCTGGGGCTGGTAAAGTTGTTACAGTATTTGTGCCTGGACTTGCTGAAATTCCTGCAGCTCCTGGTGCTCTAATAATAACGATTCCTGAACCTCCTGATCCTCCAGAATTTGCAGAAAAATCTCCCGCACCTCCTCCTCCTCCTCCAGTGTTTATT